ACGTCATGGCCGGCGCGCAGGGCGGCATCAACTCGATGAGCGCCGCTGTCAAGAATCTCTCCGATCAGTTCGGCGCACTGATGAAGACGCTCGGCGTTCCCCAGATTATCAATATGTTCGCCTCGGAACTGGAGAGCCTCGGCAAGGTCGTTGCGTGGGTCGGCAATGCGATTGATTGGGCGCGAGGCAAGGAAGGAGCCACGCGACCGTCCATCGTTGGCCCGCATGGTTTCCATCCGCTAGCGCCGCTTGCAAACGGAGGAAGATCGCTCGGCAGAGGCGTGGTCGGTGGCCTGAGTGGAGAACAGGCGACAGAAGACGCCAAGAAAAAACTCGATGATGCGCTGAAGAAGGACGATCCGAATTACAAGCCGATTGGTTTCCGCGAGGACGCGGTGGATGCTGCGCAGCGCAGCGCGGCGTGGGTTGCTGGAAAGGTTTACGAACAGCAAGACAAGAGGCCACGCGCGCCAGTGTCTGGTAGCGGCATGGGCATACGCGGTGCGCTGCCGGGTGGCGCGACCAACGTCAACTACACCGGAGGTTATAGCGGATACGGCGGCTCGTCCGACTCTGCCTATCTGCCGGCGGACTATCGCAACAACGCCTTGCTGCAGCGTGCGTCGCTTGGCGGTCCCGGCGGCGGTGGTGGCGGTGGTGGTGGTGGCTTCTCGCAGTTCTCTCCAGCAGGCCCGCAGGGATATGGCGGCGGCACCGGCTACGGCGGGCAAGGCAACGTGCCGCGTTCGAGCGCTCAATCTAGCGGCCAAAGCTCAAGACCGCCGGCAGAAACAACTGACGAAGCCGTCACTGGCGCGCAGGAGGGAGGGCTCGCCGCAGATCGAGCGAAGTTCAAGGCGGAGATGGATGCCAACCCAGCGCTACGCGACAAGGTGTTGCGCATCGCCGCGAACGAGCAGGGCAAGCACGGTCAAGGCACACAAGCCGTGATCGAGAGCATGATGAATCGCGCTTCTCATCGCGGCAGGACGCTTGCGCAGGAAGCAAGATGGACCGGTGAGGGCGGTTATTACGAACAAGGAAATATGGGTCGCGGCGCGTTGGAGAATCCGGAGCACAGGAAGATTCTGGAAAGCTCGCTCGACAAGACATTGGCCGGCGGCAACGTCAGCGACTTCGCCACCGACAACGCTTCGCAGGGTCTGGCAGCGAAGCGCAAAGCCAACCAAGAGATGGAATGGACTAAGGACTACGGCGGTGAGTCGTTCTTCCGTCCCGGTCGCGTGAGCGGATCAGGCAACGTGCAAACCCATCGGAGGTGGATGGAACGCATGCGGGCCGGGGATGCCGATCCCACTGTTGCTCGCGGATCGCGCGTGCCTCGCCCCGGCGAGACATCAGCCGAGATCGCTGGTGGTGATTGGGTCAAGGAAGATCAAGGCAAGGTCGCTGGCATTCGCAAGGGAAGATTGTCGGAGGAGACGCGCACCTTCCTGCAAGCCGCTGGTCAAGAGCATGGTCTGCGGGCTGACGTTTATTCCGGTGGCCAGCGCATGCACGGAGCACCGGGAGCGACCGGATCGCATCGTCACGATCAGGGCGGTGCCGGTGATTTCAAACTGTGGGACCCGAAGGCGAAGCGATATCTCGACAGTCGTAAACCCGAGGACGCTGCGCGCATGGAAGCCTACACCGCGTCGGCGGTGAAGTATGGCGCAACCGGCGTTGGTCACGGTCACGGCTACATGGGCTCGCAATCCATTCACATCGGCGGCGGATCGCACGCGTCGTGGGGCGGCTCCGGATGGATCGAGCGCGCGCGTCGCACCGGCATGGCAGCACGCGGTCCCGGCGGTCAGCCAGTGGCACCGCCGGTTGCTGCGGCACCAGCGCCAGCCGCGCCAACCGCGTCCGCTGTTGAAGAACCGAAGGGCGAGGGCGCGCTGCAACAGCAGTCGAGAGATCAGCAACAGCAGGTCAACCTCAAGCTCAACGTCAACGACAACGACGTACAGTTCGCGCGCTCATCGATGCGGCGCGGTGCTGATCGAGAGGTGCGTGAGGCGCGCTGGAATTCATATTCCGATATCGGGGCTGCATGAGCGAATGGGTCGTCACCTACCAGATCGAGTTTCCGAACCGCAACATCTTGGTCACTGAATTCTTTCGTGGTGATCGAGATGAGTGCGAGCGCATCCGCGCGCAGAGCGGCGGCGGTGAGGACGACAGGCAGAGAACCAAGCGACCGTGGAGACCGATCATCGGGCCGGCGTGCGAGTGGGACGACTTCTTGAGGAGTGATGACTGATGGCAAACTGGGTGATGTTTCAATGGGGACCGATTCAGTTTCAGGTCTTCCCGATGAACGTCGACAACTACGCGCACCATACCGGGGCCGACTGGGCCAAGAAGGAGATCGCAGGCGCGGCGATGTACCGTGAGTGGGTCGGTGAAAGCGATGAGACCATTACGCTGAAGGGCAAGGTCTTCCCGCACTTCTTCGCGCGCGCGTCACGCAGTCGCGGCATCGGTGAACAGACGGACGGTCCGAAGGCGACGCTCGACAGCGACACCGGGACGTTGCAGCAACACGTCGGCAAGGAACATTCAGCCGGCGGGCTGTATCATCTCGATGTGCTCGACAACATGCGCAGGCTAGGTCAGTCGCACATCCTGATGCGAGGCGATGGCTGGCACTATGGCTGGTTCATCATCGAGACGCTGCATCGCGGGCACTCGTTTCTGGCAATGGACGGCGTCGGTCAACAGGTCGAGTTCGAGGCTGCGTTCCAGCGCGTGCCTTATCCGAATGATGCGGCGTCGAACACCGCTCAGATGTACAAGACGTATGCATAAGGCGGTTGTCGCATGGGTGTTTCCAGTTACGATTTGGTGACGGTCGGTTCCGACTACATCACCGCCGATATCATCCTGTGGCGCACCTATCGCAATCGCGCGCCAAAGATGATCGAGCGATTGCTCGATGACAATCCGCATCTGGCGAAGTGTCATCGCACCTCGCCATTCCTTCCGGTCGGCACGCAACTACGCATCCCGATTGATTACGACATCCTGAGCGGCGTACCGCAGCGCAAGAACACCGTGGTGCTGTGGGGCAAGACACCCGAAGGCAACATGACGCAAGACGCAGAAGAGAACCGTAATGGCTGAGCATCAAGGTCCGCGCCGGCACGCGATGTGCCAGATACTCGTGCACGGTCAGGACATCTCGACGCGGCTGCACCCGTATCTGATCTCGGTGCAGACCGTCGACAATCTCGAAGGCGGCATGGATACGTGCCATCTCGAACTCGATGATCGCAATGCCGAGCTCCAGATTCCGCCTGACGGTGCCGAGCTTCAGGTCTGTCTCGGCTGGGCCGGCGAAGGTCCGCGCCTGTTCGAATCCGGTCGCGGCTCGGTGGACTTCAAGAACTTGCCGAAGAATTTCTTGGAGATGACGGAGGAACAGAAAAAACAAGAACAGCCGTGGGGCGGTCCCGGGCTGGTGATCGTGTTCGATGGATGGGTGACCAAGACCGAGTCCGGATTTGGCCGGCGCGGTGGCGGTCGCCGTCTGTGGATCGATGGCGAGGGTGCCAACAGCAAGGGTCTCGCCAAGGAAGTGATTCAAACCTCGTTCGGTGAGGGCAAGCAAGACGACAGCGAACAGGGCGACGGCAAGGGCAAGATACCGCTCAAGAACGTGCTGACCGACGTGTTCTCCAAGGCCGGCATGAAGATGGTGATGTCGCCGGAGATGGAGAAGTTCGCGCGCGACTACTGGCACGTCAACGATTCGCCGATGAACTTGGGCAAGCGCATCGCGCAGGAGACTGGCGGACTGTTCAAGATTTCGAAGAACACCGCGATCTTGGTTGGCAAGACCGAGGGCGTCAACGCATCTGGCGAGAAGATGCCGACCGTCGATGCGATCTGGGGCATCAACCTGATCGGTTGGCGCATCAAGCCGTACATCGGTCGTCCGCAATACGGCGCGACGCAGTCGAAATTCTTCGACACCTTCAAGGGTGGCTGGGAAGACGTCAAGGGCATGGTCTCCGGCGGCACGCCGTTCGGCGGCACCAATGCGATAGCGCACGCCGTCAATTCCGTATCCGATAAGGCGACCGGCGAACAGACCAACAAGGGATCGAGTGCTGACTCGGAGACGCGACGCGGTGAGGGCTGGGTGCTGATCAACGGCGAGCCCAACGCCAAGGCTAACGGATTTATCCGCATCGACGGCGCGCGGCCCGGTGTCGATGGCACCTATACGATGACCGAGGTCGAGCACAACTACACGCGCGGTGTCGGCTTCACCACGCGCGTCAATGTCAGATCGCCGAACGGCACGGGCGGCGGCATGGAGTGGGTGCAGGACGGTGATACGCCAGAGAAGAAGGCGAAGCGTGACGCCGAATATGAAAACGAGAGCTCTGCCGATACCAGAACCGACGAGCGACGCCGTCAGGATGAGGGCGAGTCGTGGTCACCGGAAGACGATCCGAACGAACTCACGCCAGTGTTCACGCCGATTGTAATTGAACCCGGCGAGTCGTGGTCGCCTGAAGACGATCCGAACGAACTGACGCCACCGTTCACACCGGGTGAACCTCCGGGCGAGTCGTGGGCACCGACACCGGGTGATCCCGGCGGCGTCGTGCGGCCACCGATCAGTGGCGAGCAAACCTTCACCGCCGAAGAG